AATGATTAACTACCTCAGAGAAAACTACCCAGAAGATTTTAATGATTACATTGAAAGTTCAGAATATCTCGCTCTTGTAGACTTGATTGCTTACTTAGGACAGAATTTAGCATTTAGAATTGATTTAAATGCTCGTGAGAACTTTTTAGAGCTTGCAGATAGGCGAGATTCTGTATTACGGTTGGCAAGACTGCTTAGTTACAACCCAAAACGCAATATAGCAGCAAACGGTTTGCTAAAAATTATCTCAGTCAATACAACAGAATCATTTGTAGATTCAAATAATATAAATCTACAGAATCAAAATATTGTATGGAATGATCCTAGTAACCCAAATTGGAGAGAGCAATTTATTAAAGTGCTCAATCGTGCTATTGGTGCTGACGAAATTATTGGCAAATCTATCAAGCGAGAAATGATTGACGGAGTGTTAACAGAGAAATATAGATTCAACTCGGTTACTTCTGGACTGCCAATATTTGATTTTGCTAAAAATATTGATGGGCAGTCAGTTAGATTTGAAGTTGTTCCAACAGATTTTAGCAATGTAAAGATTATAGAAGAGAATCCGTTACCAGGAAACAAGTTTTCATTCATTTATCGTGTAGATGGTATGGGTCCTGCTAGTTCAAATACAGGATTTTTCTGTATGTTCAAGCAAGGAACTATATTAGATGGTACTTTCCAAATAGATAGCCCTAGTGCCAACCAAATGGTAGCTATTGATAGCACTGATATCAATAACAGTGATATATGGTTATACTCATTAGACACTAACGGTAGACCAAAATCTATATGGACTAAAGTAGATGCTATTGAAGGTAATAACATTATCTATAATAGTTTGTCTAAAAATGTTAGAGACATATATGGTGTTATTACAAAAGTTAATGATAAAGTAGATTTAATGTTTAGTGATGGGGTGTTTGGAAGTCTTCCAAAGGGTAATTTTAGAGTATATTATCGTACCAGTAGAAATATGAATATGATTATTACTCCTAGAGATATGTTATCAATACCTGTCACTATTGATTATGTTAGTAAGTCAGGAAAACTAGAAACAATAAGTCTTATTTTAGAACTTCAATATACAGTTGATAACGCAAGCACATCGGAGACGAGCGAAAATATTAAGCAAAGAGCTCCAATGACTTATTATACACAAAATAGACTTATTACAGCAGAAGATTATCAAATTGGACCGCTAAGTATTAGCCAAGAAATTGTAAAGTCTAAAAGTATTAATAGACTTAGCTCAGGGTTATCTAGATATTTTGACTTAATTGATGCCACTGGAAAATATAGTAAAACAAATTTATTTGGTAGTGATGGTATTTTGTATAGAGAATATTATCATAACAAACAGCAATTTTCATTTGAGACAAGAACTGATGTTGAAGGTGTGATTCTTAATACAATTAATCCAATTTTATCAAGTCAAAAAACAAAAGATTTTTACTTTGATAATACTATACAAGTTCCATATACTGATTTAGGAGTTGAATGGCAAAATGTAACCAAAGATACAAATATGTATACAGGTTATTTCCAAAATCAAAATCAAATTAAGCAGTTATTGGGAGATTTTACAACAGGAATTTTGAGACTTATAAAAGCAGACGCAAATATAAAGTTTAACGCTCCAGATGGTTATTATTTTGATGAGGATGGAAATTTAAAAGCAGGAACTGCACGCCATATTGGTGATAGAGAGTATAAATGGGTAAAAGCCATTTATGTGCATGAGGAAGGAACCGATCTTTTAGCTGACGGTACTGGACCTGTTACTATAAATGACTTTATTCCGTCAGGTTCGTTAGTTTCTGAGATTCGTCCATACATATCTAAAATTATTAATGATGATTTGAAAATACAAATAATTGATCAATTATTTGCCTATAAAGCATTTGCTTTGAGATATGATAATCTTAATCAACGATGGGCATTGGTGTTAGAAGATGATATGGATGTAGTAAATCCATTTAGCCTTGGAAAAGAAGGAGATACATCGCGCCAAAAGTTAGATGCTAGTTGGTTGATAAAATTTACAACCAATAGAGAACTTTATACGATGGAATATCGCCAAGCAAGATATCTTTTTGAAAGTCATAAAGAGATAAAGTTTTACTTTGACAGCAGTGATAAAGTATATAATAGCCAAACTGGAAAAATAGTTAGGGATAAAATAACTATTTTGAGTAATAACAACAAATTCAAAAGCACTGAAAATTTTACAGTAGATTTTGATTGGGCTATTTCTGAAGAATATAGAGATTCTACAGGATATATTAATAGCAAAAAAATAGAACTATCGTTTTTTGATTCTGACGATGACGGAATTGTAGATAATCCAAATATTTTTAATGATATTGTTCCAGAAACAAATTTTCCATTAGATACTTGGATATTTCAAGAAAGACGAGTATCTATAAATGGTGTTGAGACATATGAGTATATTCCGCAAAAAGAATTAGGTGTTATTGTATATCAGAATAAACAAGAAAGAATTATAACAAGTACTTTAACAGAAGGACAGCTAATTTATTTTGTTGATGAAGATAGATTTGAAAAATATAATTCTAAGTTACGAAAGCTATATGTAACACCAGATTATAGAGCGTTTAGAGGAAGAGATAAACTAAAATTTCATTATGTTCATGCAGCAGATGATTCTATGAGAATAGACCCAAGTGCTAGTAATATTATTGACACTTATGTATTGACTCGATCATATGATTTGTATTTTAGACAGTGGCTTATTGGAGAACTAGAAAGACAGCCGCTTCCTGCATCATCTGATCAGCTTTATATTAGCTATGGACAAGAATTATCAAAAATGAAATCATTAACAGATGAAATAGTTTATCATCCAGCAAAATATAGAGTATTGTTTGGAAAAAAAGCAGATGTAAGATTGCAAGCAAAATTTAAAATTGTTAAAAATCCAGACTTAGTGCTAAATGATAATGATATTAAATCTCGTATTATTAATAGAATCAATCAATATTTTAGTTTAGAGAATTGGGAGTTTGGTGAAACATTTTATTTCTCAGAGCTAAGTGCGTATGTTATAAATCAGTTGGCGCCTGATGTTGTAACATTTCTACTAGTTCCTTTACAATCAGATCAGACATTTGGTAGTCTACAAGAAATTAGTTGCGAAGTCAATGAAATTTTTATTAGTGGTGCTACTGTAGATGATTTAGATATTATTGATGCAATTACTGCAGAGAGAATTAAGTCCAGCGGTAAAATTATTACAAATACATTATACAATAATGTAGGTATTCAAAGTTCATAAAGGTTAATTTTTAATGGCATTAGATAACGAGCAAAGCGAACCGTCGCTACCAGGTGGTGATGATAGTTATAGAAGAGAATCTTCAAATCATTTACCAAGATTTTTTAGAACAGACTTTAATAAAAAGTTTTTAAATGCTACTTTAGATCAGATGCTTACGCCTGGTAAAGTAGAAAAGTTAGCTGGTTTTTATGGTAGGAAAAATGCTAAAGCATATAAAAGTGATGATTCTTATATTACTGATGTAACAGCAAATAGAGAGAATTATCAATTTGAACCAGTAACAGTTATTAAAGATGGAGTTGGTAATGTTGATTTCTATTCTGACTATAATGATTATATTAACACCATTGATATTTTAAAAGGAAATATATCTGATCATAGTAAGTTGAATGAACAAGAGTATTATACTTGGAATCCGCAAATTAATTGGGATAAGTTTATCAATTTTAGAGAATATTATTGGATGCCATTAGGTCCTGAACTCGTTACAGTAGTTGGGCAAACAAAAGAGATTGAAAGCACTTATGATATAAAGATAAAAGAAGAAGATGAAAGTTCTGCTTATGTTTTTACACCTAATGGCTTTACTACTAATCCTACTTTTACACTTTATAGAGGGCAAACATATAGATTTGAAATAGATGTTCCAAATTTTCCAATAGCTTTTGTAACTAAAATAAGTTTTATTCCAGGTAGGGCTACACTTATTGAGGCGTTTGAAGGGACTCGACGCCCGGGCGTTTATGATTATCTATATTACGATCAAGATGTAGAGCGTTATGATGCTGGCGGTTGGCTTATACCACCTCGAGAAGCTTCATTTACAGAAGAAGAACAAGAAAACGCTTCGTTACTGTATCGAAACGGAATGACATTTTTTGATGAAAATGGAAATGAGAATCAAAATATAGTATTTGTTGAAAACGGTATTATAGAATTTAAGGTGCCTGAAACTGCGCCAGATGTGTTGTATTATATTTCTAAAGATGATGCTAATATTTCTGGAATGATAAAAATACAAGATATTGTAGAAGCTACTGAGATTGATGTACAGAAAGAAATTATTGGCAAAAAAGATTACAAAACAACAGGCGGTTGGAATTTATCAAATGGAATGAAGCTAGAATTTGCCGGTGATGTGTTTCCAACAAAATACGGCGAAGGTGAATGGTATGTAGAAGGAGTAGGCGAACGGATTGAGCTAATAAACAGAGATGATTTAGAGCTTAATAGTTTGTTTGTTGATGACTTTGAAGTTGAGTTTGATGATGTTCCATTTGATTATTTTCCATTTAGTGAAGCAATGGGATATCCCCGTAAAAAAGATTATATAGTAATCAATAGAGGTAGTAAAGATGGTAATGCGTGGAGTAAGCATAACCGATGGTTCCATATTGATGTTATTGAGAAGTCGTTAGAACTTAATGGATTGCATCCTGCAGTAGATCAAAACTTGCGGGCTAGGCGTCCAATTATTGAGTTTGACGCGGGGCTACATCTGCATAAGTTTGGAACATATAATAAAAAGCCTGTAGATTTAGTTGATACTTATACTAAGGATGCGTTTTCAACAATTGAAGGCAGCGTTGGTTATAATATTGATGAGATTGATGTAACTGATGGCATGCGGATACTGTTTCTAGCAGATACAGATAAGCTAGTAAGAAATAAGATATTTAAAGTTAAGTTTATTGTAGTCAATAATTCTAGACAAATTACACTTCTTGAAGAATCTGATACAGAGCCATTGCTAAATGAAACTGTACTAATAACTAAGGGTAAAACAGAGAAAGGAAAGTTTTATTATTATAACGGAACTGATTGGAAAGAAGGACAAGCTAAAAATGATGTAAATCAACCACCGTTATTTGCATTATATAGTTATGACGATATATCTTATGTAGATCCAATATACTTTAAAGACTCACAGTTTCAAGGTAATAAAATATTTTCATATAAAGTTGGAACGGGCACTAATGATAATGAGTTAGGGTTTCCATTATCATATCAGAATATATCTAACTCAGGTGATATATTATTTTCCTTTGATTTGGTAAATGAAGAATTTATACATACTCGAGATAACCAATTCTCACTACAAAAAACAGAAACAGCATTTTTAAGAAAATATGTTGATAGAGAAACTTATAATATACATAATGGTTGGATAAAAGCTAGTAATGATGCCAATCAAAATATTATAAGACAGTTTGTTGCCACAGGATTAGGAACAGATTTTCCAATAGATGTGTATGATGATTTAGATTTTGTAAATGATGCTTGGCTAAGAGTATACTTGAATAATAAGTTACAAGTATTCCAAACTGATTTTGAAACTATTACTAATGTTAACGGAAATCCTTATATTAGATTTTTAAAACAACTAAAAGATGGCGATGTTGTTCAAATAAAAACAAGAAGTAGTAAGCCTAAAAATGAAAATGGGTATTATGAGATTCCATATAGTTTAGAGCGTAACCCAAAAAATGAAAATATAAAAGAATTTACATTGGGCGAAGTTATTGATCACGTTGTAACAATTGTTGAAGAAGATGATAGATTCCTTGGCAATTTTCCTGGCAACTCTAACTTAAGAGACTTAGGACCAACATCGCATTATGGAAGAAAATTCTTAAAGCACTCGGCCCCATTCAATATAGCAGCCTATCACCTAATGGATACAGATTCTAATGTTTTAGAATCAATTCATTTTGCTAGTAAAGAGTATGCTAAGTTTAAGCGATTGTTTTTAGAGACATCTGAAAATTTAGGTTATGATGGACCAATAAAACAACACGTTGACAAAATAATGGAAGAAATTATTCGAGATAAAACGGATAATATGCCATTTTATTTTAGTGATATGATTCCACTCTCAGGTAGTATGGTTAATACAGAAGATATTTATGACACAGATCAAGAATATTTTGCACTTAGTGAGCCATACAATTTAGACACACCGAGTTACAAAGCAGTTCAAGTATATTTAAATGGCAAACAACTAATTTATGATAGAGATTATGAATTCAATGATGAAGGCTTTGTAAGAGTATTTGCTAAAAAGAAATCTAGAGATATTATAGAAATTTATGAATATCAAAATACAGTAGGATGTTATGTACCACCTACGCCAACTAAGTTAGGTTTATTCCCAAAATATGAACCACAGTTTTATATAGATGATACTGTTCAAGTTGTGCCTTATTTTGATATTACTGGACCATTTAAAGTATATGCTAAAGCGGCACCAGGATATCCGGGTGATGATAAAGTTGGATGGTTTTATCCACTTTATACAGCAATTGATGATGCACAGTTAAAGGATACACAACTAGGAGGTAGTGGAGAATTTACAGTTCATAGATTTGGTGGTATGCAGACTACTTTCTTTATGCCAAAGTCAGCCCAAAACATAGCTGCACAAGATCATAGCGGTTATGAAGAATGGACTGAAGGACAAGCAGTAATACAAGGACACGATGGTAGCATTGTAGCAGCATTTAAGGATTATAGAGATGAGCTAATATTAGAAATAGAAAAACGAATCTATAATAACCTAAAAGTAAAGTATGATCCAAATTTATTTGATATACACGGAATTCGTGAAGGGTTTTATCGAAAAACAGGAATACCAAAGAAGGATATAGACACTGCAATGATAGGCGAATTTTTGTCTTGGGCAAAACTTATCAATAGAACCTACACCGATCACATTTACTATGATAAAGAAAATACCTTTACATTTAACTATCATAACACAAGATTTTCGAATGGCGAAAAATTACCAGGATGGTGGAGAGAGGCGTTTAAGTATGCTTTTGATACAGATCGCCCGCATACACACCCTTGGGAGATGCTAGGCTTTACTGTTAGACCCAAGTGGTGGGTAGAGCAGTATGGCGAAGCACCATATACAAATAATAACTTTCTAATGTGGGAAGATATTGAAAAAGGAATTATACGCCAACCAAAATTTAGAATAGATAAAAGGTTTGTTCGTCCAGGACTGATGAAAAACTTACCAGTTGATTCACATGGAGTATTGTTAAGCCCGTCAAGTGCAAATCTCATTAAATCATATGACTTTAATGACATTGACTCATCGTTTGTATTTGGTGACGGAGGCCCAGTTGAGTCTGCTTGGAAGCGTAGTAGTGAATATCCATTTAGTTTGTTGAAGGCTTGTATTCTAAATCGTCCTCTAAAGACTTTTGCTACAGCATATGATAGAATTAGGCAAGTAAGAAATAATTCTAATCAAATTGTTTATTCTGAAATACAACAGCCTTTACAATTATCTAACATAGCATTTCCATCATCTGTAAATAGTCCATCGAATGTTATTACTAGCGGATTGATCAATTATGTTGTAGAATACAGATCAGTATTGACACAAGCACAGTATGACAAATATAAATCAGATTTGTCTCGTATTACAAATCAGTTATCCTTTAAAATAGGCGGCTATACAGATAAATCAAAGTTCAAACTTATATTAGATAGTAGATCCCCACTCAATGAAGGTAATATTTTTATACCATCAGAAAATTATACAGTTTCTTTAGGATCTAGTTATCCAATTCAAGAATTTATGTATAGCGGTGTTATTATTGAGAAGCAACCTGAAGGTTTTTATATAAGAGGTTATGATACACAAAATCCGTCGTTCTCATATCACAAGCCAAATAAGAAAAATTCAGATACTTTAATAAATGTTGGTGGAATAACAGTTCCATTCCTTTATTGGGGTGAAGGTAAAATATATTCAGAAGATGCTGTTATAAAATTTGATAACTCTTATTGGAGATGCGCAGTAACGCATAGATCAACAGCAGAATTTGATGTAACTAAATTTCACAAGTTGCCAAAACTTCCAACAATAGGAGGAATTGATGCTCATATACGAAAAACATACGAATACCAAATATCGCATTTAGATTATGGCAGTTTATTAACGACCCATCAAGATGTTGTGGATTTTTTACTTGGTTACGGCGAGTATCTAAAAAATATTGGGTTTGAGTTTTCAGTATTCAATGATAGTGCTTATGAACTTTCAGATTGGTTATATGCTGCGAAACAATATTTGTTTTGGGTAACTCAAAATTGGGATGCTGGGGCACTTATTACACTGAGTCCAGGCGCTGAACTACTAAAGTTTAAAAATAAGTTTTCTACAGTATCAAACGTATTTGATACTTCATCAGGTTATTCAGTATTGAGGGCTGATGGAACGCCACTAAAAAACAAATATCTAAAAATACTAAGAGATCGGGATAATGTCTTTACAATAAGAACATCTAATACTCGCTCAGGAATATATGCTATACGAATTCCAATAGTGCTAAAAGAGCATGTTGTTCTTATTGATAATAAGACTATTTTTAATGATGTTATTTATGATATGCCAGCAGGATATAGGCAAGAGCGTATCAAAGTATTAGGATACCGAACAGATGGCTGGAACGGTTCTCTAAACATACCTGGATTTATTTATGACGCAGCTCGTGTAACAGATTGGGAAGAGTGGCAAGATTATGCTGTAGGCGATATGGTAAAATACAAGGAGTTTTACTATTCAGCTAATTCAAAAATTGTAGGATCAACATCATTTAAATCTGAAGATTGGACAAGGTTAGATGATAAGCCCGAGCCTAAACTATATGCTAATTTTGATTATAGGGTAGAGCAGTTTAGTGATTTTTATGATTTAGATAGTGATAACTTAGATACTGAGCAGCAAAGAATGGCGCAGCATCTTATTGGATACCAAAAACGAAAATATCTACAAAATATTATTAATAATGACGTTAGTCAGTATAAGTTTTATCAAGGAATGCTACACGAAAAAGGAACTCGTAATGCACTAACAAAGTTATTTGATGTATTATCAGGTAGCAATACTGATAGTTTAGAGTTTTACGAAGAATGGGCTATAAAGAATGGACAGTATGGAGCAGTATCTAGTTTTGAAGAAGTAGAATATATATTAGACGAAACAAAGTTTAGATTAGTCCCGCAACCAGTTCTTTTGACTAATAATGCTACTGGACGAGAAACAGATTTAATTTACAGAATTCCGTCCCACGAAGTATATCTAAAACCGCAGAATTATAATCATAAACCGTTTCCAACAAAATGTGTAACAGATACATTTACTAAAAATTCAGGTTATGTGTATGTAAAAGATGTGGATTATGTTTTGGATAGATATGAACGATTGGTAGATTTAGATACATCAGAAATTAAACAAAATGATTATGTTTGGGTAGGGAATACTAATGATGATGACTGGGGAGTTTATAGATATAGTGTATATTCTACAAAAATTGAAAAAATATGGACATCTGAAGAAAAGAAAAATCATTTTTTAGTAAGTTTTCCTAACATCCCTTATGATATTGAAGAGAATGATATTATTGGTATAACAAAAATCCAAAATATAGAATATGAGGAGCACGAAGACTCAACAATTAAAACAACATTTACAGATCATCCAGATGCAGATGGATTTTATACAGTAACAAATAAAAGTCTAAATGTCCTTGAGTTAGAAACAACAGTCGACAAACTATCTAATATTGCAGCAATAACTAATCCAGACATAACAGGATTAGTATCAATTTTTAAATTAGTTAGATATGACAATGTATTAGACATATCAAATACACCAGAAGAAGAGTTAATACCTAAATCAAAGTTTTGGGTTGATAATGCTGAAGAAGATAAGTGGGCTGTAGTTGAAAAGTTAGATAATATAGAAGTATCAAAACCAATAATAAATCCAGCTGACGGGTATAATTATAAATTTGGTGCTACAATGGCTGTGAATAAAAATAATACTTTGATGGTAACAGGCTCACCTTATGAAGGCGACGGAAAAGTATATATTTTTACAAGAGCGTCTCAAGTTAGAGATTGGCAATTAGTAGAAGTGCTAGAGCCTACATTTCCATCAGTTGCTTCTAATAATCAAGGATTTGGGTTTAGTGTAGATATGGACCCTAACGCAAAGTATGTCATTGTTGGGGCTCCGTTTGCGTCAAATATTAAGACTCAATCAGTGGGATTATTTGATGAAGATGTAATTTATACAGCAGGGCAGATAGTTGAACATAATGGTAGTTTTTGGCAAGCTATAGTAGATGTATTTAGAGCTTCTGAAAAAATTAAGTTTCAAAGTTTTGTAAACACTAGTCAAGATTTAGTAGATTATGATTTAGACGATGACGATGATCCTGAAATTAATTATATTTTGACTGGAGACTATCCATTGGATAGAATACAAACAGATCACTTTTTGTTAAGACTTCCAGATCAAATGTATAAAGGGGTGCAAACAGGCGATCAGGTAAAGTTAAAATGGAATACAATAACAAATGCAAATCAAACACAAGTAGAGTTAACGGCTAGAGAACCGTTTGATGGTGAAGTTGGTGGACTTACAAGTGCTGATATTGATGGCTGGCATACGGTAGAATTTAAAATAGATGTTATATTGTATATCCAAAACTTATTAGGTAGTCCAAATCTAGATGATATAGTAAGTTCTGATACAGGTGTTGGTAGGGTTGCTTATTTTAGAAATGAAACAGGATACGCAACAATTTATATAAATGAGGTTGTTGGAAATTTTGAAGCTACTGGCACACTAATGAGAAATGAAGATGTTATAGGTGATTATAGTTTAGCAGCACCAAACAATGGAGATAATTTTAATATAGCTGAAAATTATGGAGGTTATGTTTTTATAAAATCACCTAATTTATTATCAGTTGGATTTACTACAGTTGAATATGGCAGAGGGCTACTTATAACAGACGCAGATGTTCATAACGATCCATCGCCAAGAACTGCTGAATATTATAACATTTTAGATTACCTGCCAAGTACAACATATGGTGATAATACAGAAATTAGTATGATAAGAACATTGAGTTGTCAAGGAACAATGCTAGTTAATGCTGGATTGTTTAGTGATGACCCAATAGAACTTCCTTATTATGGAGTTCGAGGACCAAAAGTTTTGACAGATAAATTATCTAAAGGTGATAAGCTATCTACCTATTTTAATACTCTAAAGAAAACAGTAACAGTTCTAAAAGTTAGAAATACACGATTTACATTACCTCCAGAAATATTTGAAGGTGAAGTTTTAACACAAGCTAACACAGGAGCTACTGCTACTGTATTTTCAGATAAAGTAGAAATATCACCTGAAACGACAGACCCTTCAAACCCAATATATGACATTCAAGTTATATGGTTGAGTCCCATTGCTAAGTTTAATAAAGCTGATGAGTTGTTTGGATCTAAAAGTGGACAGTTATATATTCGTCCAGTGTTTGAGCCTGTTGAAGGACCTCTAACAAAGTTATCTGAAATTGGCATACCAGATAGATTCAATAATAATGATAACTCTACAGAAATATGGGATTTGTGGGATGGGTTTATTGACTATTCAGAAGAGTTTTATAGTTATGAAGGCTTGCCATATGTACCAAAATCAGTTTATGTCTATAATGGCTTTGGTGATATCATTGATACTGGTATAGCTCCTCATGTTATTAGACAGCCCTCTACGGGGGCAACGGCTGAAGTAATGTACTTACAGCGCTTAAGTGAAAAAACACTACGAGCGTATGTTAAAAATGTCACAGGGCAATGGACAGTTGGCACCAAGTATGGTGATGAACAAGAGATTGAAATGGTAGCTCGCCCAGGCGAACCAGATCCATGGAATAGAAGAAATATATTTGATATTCCAAGGACTATGGGTCATGTTACTAGAACTTCTTTAGGTTATGAGACTGAAGGTGTTGGAAAGATGATTATTTTTAGAGATCCAACAAATCTACCTATTATTATAGATGAAGATACAGGCTTACAAAAAGAAGAACTAGTAGGATATGAATATTGGTTCTATTGGAACAGAGAAGTAGAAGGAATGTTTAATATGTCAAATGAGCCTACAAATAGCAGCTCAGTTTGGCGAGAAGTATTCAATATTCAAGCTACTTCAATAGGTTATCCGTCAGATAAAACAAACGAAGGTATGGTTTATGTTTACCAAAGATTTGGTAACAATTTTGTTTTAGATAAAATGCTTGTAGCACCAAATCGTGAGAGTGATCAGTATTTTGGTTATAATGTAAAACTTCGTGATGTTGGGAATGAGTTTTATCATGCATATATTTTAGCTAAAGGCGCTGATGAGAGTTATGATAACCCAGGAAAACTATATTTCCTAAAACAAGGGGAAGATGATAGAGTCTTTTATAATTGGGATTATTCAAAAGATAAAAGATTTAGAGGAGAGTTTGACGAAACACAATCTTATAAAGTTAGAGATATTGTTTATTTGGGTGATAAACTTTATAGTGCAAAAACAAATATTATTGCCTTACCATTTGATATAGATAGGTGGACAGAGATACAAGATGATGAATATATTGATTATGTAGGATATATACCAAATGATTTGCCTTATAATATAACTGGTCCATTAGGTGTAAAGTTAGATAGAGATACACTATATGATTTTGGTACAGTGTATGATGTATCTATGGATGGTGAAGTTATAGCCGCATATATCAAATATGCACTAGAACCAAATGTTATTGCTATTTACAGAAATTATGAAGGACGATATCTATGGGCTGAAAATATTTACGCACCAACTAAAGATGCAGGATTTGGAGAAAGTATATCTCTAAATGAAGATGGCAGTGTGCTAGTAGTTGGAGCGCCATTTGATGATACTGTGGATCATGATCAAGGAAGAGTTTACATTTATAAAATGATAAACGGATCGTTTGAACTTACACAAGAAATTGAATGTCCAAATAACGAAGCATTAGAAATGTTTGGGACAACAGTAGATGTGTCACAAAACTTTTTATCTATTGGTGCTAAAAATGGAGAAGATGAAGTACCTACTATCATTGATAGTGGAGTAACAACATTTGATTTAGGTTTTACAAGTTTTAGATTTGTAAAGAAAAATGTTGGTGTTGTCCATATGTACCAAAACTACTTGGACAAATATATTTATGGTGAATCTGTAGGATATGATTTGCTTAACGAATTAGCTTATGGTTTTGGTGAATATGTAATTTATAATAATGATCATCTATATGTGGGATTGCCAGAAATTTCTAGAAGTGAAACTTCCGAAGGAATTATTGTAAATTATCATAAAACATCAGATTATTATCACACATTGCGAGAACCAAAACCAACTGTAGATGTTGATAAAATAAAGAGAGTAATTCTTTATAATATAAAAGAAAACAAAATTATAAAATATTTAGATTATGTTGATCCTTTACAAGGAAAAATTCCAGGATTAGCAGATGAGAATTTGAGTTATAAATTGTATTATGATCCTGCTAGATACAATGAAATATTTAATCAAGATCTTCGGGCTATTTATAATAAAGAAAATAGCTGGGGCAAACAACAAGTTGGAAAATTATGGTGGGATCTAAATAATGCAAAGTATTATCATCCTTATCAAGAAGATGTTACTTATAGCACAAATTATTGGAGTAAAACTTTTGATTCTAACTCTATTGATATTTATGAATGGGTTGAATCTGACATACTTCCATCTGCATGGGATCTTTTAGCTGACACATTAGAAGGTTTAGCATTAGGTATATCAGGGAGATCTAGATACGGTGATCAAATATATGTTGAATTACAAGAGTATGATTCAGTTGCACAAATTTTTACAAAGAAATATTACTTTTGGGTAAAAGATAAAAAAGTAATACCTAATGTTGAAGGCAGGACTATGCATTCATATAATGTTTCTCAACTGATGGAGGATCCTGCTAAGTTTGGATATCCATTTGTGGCTATGGTATCTGATTCAAGTTTTTCTATATATAATTCAACACAATATTTAGAAGATCAAAATGTAGCTATTAGTTTCCAATATTGGAACATTGAAGATCAAGATATTAACATTCATAATGAGTATCAAATTTTGTCTGAAAATCTTGCTATTAGTGTTCCGCGTCGAGACATTGAAATGAAATGGGTTGATAGTTTAGTAGGTTATGATAAGTTTGGTAGAACTGTACCTAATCCATCACTGGACCCAAAGTATCGTTATGGAACACTAAATGAACCAAGACAAGGATGGTTTGTAAATCGTATTGAGGCACTAAAGCAATATGTTGAAAGGCTAAACTATGTTCTCAGACAACATCTTATAGTAGATAATAAATCGCTAACTAGACTGCATGAGTATGATAAGCCGCCGCTAAAAACATCGAACTTGTATGATATCGAAGTTGATTTGCGAGCAGATTTGGATCAATATGGAACATCAAGACTTGAGGAAGCAAAAGTAATATTAGATGTTGTAGATGGAAGAATTGATTCAGTTCTTATAACAAATCCTGGTAGAGGTTATTTTGTGTCTCCAACATATCATATTAAAAGTAGAGGACAAGATGCTATAATTGAATTTGATTTAAATTCTGTTGGATCACTAATCCGTGCTCATGTTCTTGACGGTGGTAAAAATTATCATGATGGTGCTGAAATAGAATTAAGACGATTTACGGCATTAGTTCGAAATGATGAGACTATAGAAGGTAAATGGGCATTGTATGAGCGAGAGCATAATGCAGATTCATGGCGTAGAATACAAAGCCAAGGGTATGATGTTAGATTGTATTGGGATTATATAGATTGGTATAAAAAAGGATTTAGTGAAGTATCGGCAGTAAAACATATTGTGCAATACTCATACGAATTACCAAGCGTTGATGATTCAATAGGTGATCTTGTAAAAATTAATCATATTGGATCAGGTGGTTGGTTGTTATTGAAAAAAATAGATAATCAATCAAATGTAGATTATACTGTAAATTATGAAACTATTGGACGTGAAAAAGGAACCATAGAATTTAAGTCATCATTATATGATCCGTTTGCAGGGCTTGTAAATTTTGATATTATAAACTTTGATACTAATTTTTATGATGGACTACCAAGCACAGAGATTCGTTATATAGCACAAGCAATAAAAGAAGATATTTTTATAGATGATTTGGCGGTGGAATACAATAAGTTATTTTTTGCTGCCATTCGTTATGTGCTAACAGAAGGAGCTAATGTAGATTGGTTATTCAAGACATCATTTATTAGAGCCAAGCATAATGTTGGAACATTGAGAGAAGATATTACATTCAATAATGATAACTTGGCTAGTTATCAAGATTATATTAGTGAAGTAAAAGCATTCAAAGCAAAAATTAGAGAATATATATCTTCATACGAAAAGACTGACTCTACTGTTAGTAGAATTACAGACTTTGACTTACCTCCATATTATAGTCCTGAGCAAGAGAAGATTGTTCCACACGCAATAAAAATATGGGATGATCATTTATTAGGAGCACAATTTGTCAATACCTACCCAAATAAAAATTGGTATGATAATAGTTCATATGTATTGACAGAAGTTCGTATTGTAGATCCAGGCTATGGTTATCAAAGTCCTCCGCAGGTAGTGCTAACTGGAGGCGGTGGTAGCGGTGCTAAGATTAGGACTCATTTAGGGTCTAACGGAATAGTAAGATTAGCAGAAATTATAGATGAAGGTAGAGGTTATTATTCACTACCAAAGATTACTATTAACGGATCGCTTGAAGAAGGCGGGCGCCCTGTGATATTGAGTGTAAAGATTGGTAGAGCATTGCCGAGAAGCCTCAAAACAGATATTAAGTTTGATAGAATTACAGGAAAATATTTCATTACAGATTTAGAAGAAACTGATAATGTTATATCCTCAGGGTCACAATATGTGTTTGACTTGACTTGGCCCATGAATTTGCGTAGAGGGTTTACTAAAGTTTATGTAGATGATATTGCTTTGCTTACAAGTGAATTTACATACAAAAATATATTAGATACTTCTAAAAGTTATGATAGACATCATGGACAAATTATATTCGCAGAACCTGCTCCAAAGTATTCAAAAATAAGAATAGAATATATTAAAGACGCAGAATTACTTTCTGCAGCAGACAGAATTAATTTATACTACGAGCCAGAGATTGGACAGTTTGGAAAAGACTTGTCACAGCTAATGGACGGAGTTGATTATGGCGGAGTTGAGGTAAAAGCATTTGACTTCGGAAATAAAGTTGGATGGGATACTGAGAATTGGTATGATACATCTTGGGATTCATATGATTTGACATTTACAGATCAGTCTTTCAAAGTTATTCCGCATATACTATCTTTTGCTCAGCTAGGTTATAAACTTTGGATCAATTGGGGACTTATTGGTAGAGATATAAATTTTGCTAAAGATCCTCTGAATCTTCCTGCTATGGCTAGTCCAAGTTTTATCAATATTTACAACAAAGGCAGTCAGTTTGAAATGGCTGATTTGATTCATGGTGAGGATGTGCAAAAATATGCTCTAGGAACATTAACAGATCCAGATGCGTTGAGCACCATAGATAATTATTTAATACCTAGGTTTGGTGAGCTAACAGTAAATGAAATTGCTGAACTTATCAAAGATGGATTGCTAAAAGAGATTGCTTTTGAAGCTCAACAACCATTGGAAAATGGTGAGCTATATAATGTTTATTACAACGGCATAAGAATTGACGATGAACAATATGGAACTGGCAATGAGACAAATCCAAACGCCAAAGTAAAAACTATTACAGGTGACGGGACAAATACTAAAATTTTATTAAGAGAACTTGGTATTGATCCAGAAGTAGATGATATATTTGTGTTACGCAAGCCGTCATCTGATGGTAGCTTCCTACCAAGCGAGTTTGATTACGATACTATGCTATCTGGTGGTAGTTTGACATATGCTAATGCTAAAGGTATTACAGCAGATGAGATTGTAGTAGATGGTGACAATTTTGTTACACCAATGACTAGCAAAGGACCAGAGGAACAAGTGCCAGGACACTTAGTTGATACACTAGACATTACAGTGTTTGAACGTCCTACACCAGGTGTCAGCACAATCACCAGTCGCAATTTTGTTACAGATGGAACAAATAAAATTTACCCAATAGGTGTATCTCCACTAACAGAGCATTCACTAATGGTAAAAATAGATGGGAAGCTCAAAAAAGTAAAGACAGATTATAAAATAAACTCAGCAGATCAAACCATTGAGTTTGTGAGAAAGCCTAGAGCAGGTAGAAAAGTAAGTCTTATTACATTAGATTATAGTGGCACTGACATATTAGATGTTGATACTATTATAGCAGATGGAGTATCAGTAGATTATTACATCAATGTTAGGTGGAGTGAAGATTTATCAAGTCAAGTGTCTGTAAATGCTGAGAATCAAGATTATACTCTAGTAAAATCAGATGATTCATCTTACCCAACTCCAGATAATGTAGTTATACAATTTGCTATACCGCCTGCAGCAGGATCTATTATACGATACGCAATATTTAAAGGCGACGAAGGAAAATATAGTACAGTAACTGTAGATACCTTTACAGCAGATGGATCTTCAATAGAATATCAATTATCGCAAATACCAGAGCAGCAAGAGCCAACAGAATGGTACACAATGGTATTGCTAAATGGTGAATTACTAAATCCAGGTTATGTTGAAACTATTACGCTAACAGAGGTAAGAGAATATAAGTTGAAGCTATATCAAGTTCCATTATCTTCAGTTGATGTAAAACAAATGAGAGTATTCCTAAATGATCACGAATTAGAACGTATTAAGGAATGGAGATATAGTTCATTGGAAGAAATTGATCCGTTGCTACACCCAGATCAACAAGCAGGAAGTCTAATACAGTTACAGCGTGGGGTAGGTAAGCCAGGCGATATTATGAAAGTATATGTAACAGGACAAGAGAATCATCCAAAAAATGCAGTAAGTTCAGGCGGTGATTACAGATATGGTTATTTTGATTTACAAGGTGAATTTGTAAAAACACCAGGTATACTTTATGTCAATAAGCCACATAATGCAGGTGATGAAATTATGGTGTATCAGTTTAGCAATCATGATAGCCAAGGTATTGATTGGCAGTCCTATGATATTGAGGAACGGACAGCATTACGACAAGGCTACATAGAAAGCTCGGCAGTGTTTATTGTTCCGCACCCCACCTCAGACATTACTTTAGATTTTGAGCTGGAGTATGGGTCCTTATATAGCGTCACACTAAACGATATTCGTATTGATGACATAAACTATGGAACAGATGAACCAGTAACAAACCCATTTGCAAAAATCAAACCAATAGAAGGCGATGGTACTAATGTAATTCATCTACCAGACATTGGACCGTTCCTCAAAGAGAACGATTTTATGAGGATTGAGAAAATAGGAGCTGAGATTATACATGACGCTAGTTCAAAAGATTGGTATGAGTTTAGATTGATGCAGAATGGATTTATTCCTCTAAACAAACCTGCTATTGAAGTATATTATGTTTGGGTAGCAGTAAATGGTAAGCTATTATCACCGAGTGTAGATTATCGCTTGACAAATGATAAAAAATATATTAAACTAGCAACAAACTTGATGGTAGGTGACAACGTGCAGACAATACACTTTAGTAATCGTCCTCAGTCAGGAAAACTTGGATGGAGACAGTTTAAGGATGTTCTTAATAGAACTCATTATATGATTATAGATGGTACAAAAAATATTGAACTAGCACAAGATTTGCATTGGAATGATAAAACAGTAGAGTTAGTAGATGGAACGCATTTACCAGATCCAGGCAAAGGAGCAAAAAATCCAGGTGTAGTGTTTATCAATAAAGAGAGGGTTGAATACTTTGAAAAAGTAAATAATAGGTTACAGCAGTTGCGTCGAGGAACATTAGGAACAGGAGTCAATGCTGTTGTTTCAGCTGGAACTGAGATTTATAATGGCTCGGTGACAATGATGCTGCCTTATAAAGACGAGACAAAAACCCTAACATATATAGCAGATGGAATATCTAATGAATATGAATTAGATTATATTCCTGAAAGTGTAAATGAGTTTGAAGTATATGTAGCTGGTGTGCGAATGCGTAAAACATTTTTAGAGTCATACCAACTTAATAGTGATTTACGCAAGCAATATGCCAAAGATGGACAGTTGGTAGCACAAGATTCTCCTGAAGGTGATGTAACATTACCCCCAGAATTTACAGTAGAAAGCAATAAATTAATATTGTTACATACTCCTGAGAAAAATCAACATATTCATATAATAAGAAAACTGGGCGCTCCTTGGACAGAAGAAGGTAAAGCACTAGGTGAAAGTGAAACACTAATTGCTAGAATGATCAAGTCAGCACAGGTGGATCTGCCTAGATAAATAAAATAACGGGATATAATATGAAAGACAATAGTGGGATATTAGTTGAAGGATATATCAAAATTTATGATCCAGAAACAGAGCAAGTATTTATAGATAAAAGAAATGCTATTCATTATGAGAATATGAGTATAGCACTTGCTCAAAGTTTAAGTAATGCTGGCGCAGGATTTATATATTCTATGAGTTTTGGTAATGGAGGAACAAGCGTTGATCCAACAGGAATTATTACATACCTTACTCCAAATTCTACAGGAGTTAATGCGTCTCTTTACAACGAAACTTACTCAAAGGTAGTAGATGATCGAAGTATCAATAATTCAGATCCGTATAGAAATAAAACTGAAGTAAGACATGTTAGTGGTACAAATTATACAGATGTGCTTACGACTTGTTTGTTAGATTACGGCGAGCCTGCAGGGCAAGATGCGTTTGATACAGCATCAGATAATAATAACTTATTTGTATTTGATGAGTTAGGATTACGAAGTTGGAACCCAGATGGACAAGGATTACTTATTACTCATGTATTATTCCACCCGGTTCAAAAAAGCCTCAACAGACTTATCCAAATTGATTATACAGTGAGAGTCCAAAGCCTCTCAGGATTGATAGGAGAGTAATATGCCATATCAGATTTTATTTACAGATTATGTAAACAAGCTAGGTATAGTTGTTGAGGATGGAACTATCAATCAAGAAACCTCATTAAAATTACCAGGGCGTAACGCCACTGCTTACGGTACAGTAATTGCTGAAAACTTTTTGCATTTATTAGAAAACTTTGCTGCTTCTACAGAGCCATCCGTTCCAGTCCAAGGACAATTGTGGTATGACTCAGGTGATGACGCAGGAGAGCTAAGAGTTTATAATGGAACTGACTGGGTAACTGTAAATGGTGTTAACAAATCATTAGAAACTCCTACAAATCCTAGAGAAGGCGATTTGTGGATTGATAGAAACAATTTACAACTAATGATGTTTACAGGTGAAGAAAAAGGCGCTGAGTGGGTATTGATTGGGCCGCAATTTCAAGGTGGTGTTGTAACAGGATCAACACCAAAAGCAGTTGTTGGTATTGATGATAATATATACAATATTTTACAAATAGATATCAATGCTATGCCTTCAATGATTATATCTACATATGAGTTTACTCCTAAAGTAAAAATACCAGGCTTTGTTACATTATACCCTGGTATGAATATGAGCACAAGATATGAGACAGGGCAGAAACCACTAAAGTATTTTGGTGTATCTGAAAAAGCTGAAAACCTTATTGTAAATAATCAATCAGTTCCTGCTGGTAATTTTATGCGTAAGGATGAGATTAGCTCAACTTCATTTTATTTGAATGTACAACATGATACAGGAATTAATTATGGACTAAATGCTGCTCTTAATGTAGGCGTTGATGGACAAGTAGGTGTTGTAAAAAGTAAGGTAGCAGGTGCTGGTGTTGATATTAGAGTACGAGGCGATTCCTCTGATTTGTTTGCTGTTAGAGCTACATCAGCAGAGTCACCAGTAACATTTACACAAGTAATTAGAGTTGGTATTAATAATAGAAATCCATCTACTACCTTAGATGTAGCAGGCGATGTAAGAATATCCATACCAGTAGAAGATGCAACACAAGGAAATTTAGTTATTGATAGCACTAAAGATAGTACCTTAATCAGTAACGGATCTATTGTAACTGCTGGTGGTATTGGTGTTGCAAAAAGTATTACTATTGGTGAAAAACTTAAAGTTGGATTTTTAGGTGCGAGTTATAATGATGGTGAGATTGAAACACGAAGAGTAATACCAGATAAAGACGCCTCACAAATTATTGACAAAGCAAATGATATGTCATACATTGGAACTAAGGATCTAAAGTATGGTGAGATACATGCTCAAAACATTTATGGAGATTTGACAGGTACTGTAAATGGATCAGTATCAGGTAGAGCAGGATCAGCAAATCAATTGGCAGCAGCAAGTACATTCTCATTCGCAGGTGATGTAGAACTTGAAGATGAAGTTATATTTTTAGGTAAAGGCGGATTAGTTCCTTTTGTTACACGACTTAGCAACGGTTTTATATCATCGAAAGAACCAGTAGAAGAAATACAAAGAGATGATGAGCTTTTAGTTAATAGAATTAGAACTGACATTGGTGTTAAAAAGGTGACAGTTCAAAAATTGCTTAGTGCAGTTCCAATTATGCCTGTTGGTAGTATTGTTCCTTATGCTGGCGAAGAATCACCTCCAGGATGGCTGTTATGTGATGGTAGAAAAGTATTAAGATCAGATTATGTAGAGCTATTTGAGACTATTGGATTTTTATATCAAGGCGGTGTAGCAACTACAGATGGAATGTTTACTTTGCCAGATTTGAGAGGACGATTTCCTTTAGGAATGCATAACATGGGAGGAATTGCTCCGTATGTTGAAGTTGTAGGAGAATCTGCTGCTGAGGTATTGGGAGCGCATGGTGGTGATGATGAAGTAGATATTTTAGAAGAAAACTTACCAGATCACAAGCATACATTGTTCCATAATAATATGCAGTATTATGCTCTAGCACAAAAACAATACAATATTGCTGATTCTGAAATAGATGATTATCACTTTTATACACAAACATCTGGATCACTAGATGGAGTTGGTATGAAAAATACACAAGGTATAAAAACATCAGGATCTTTAGGGCAACCAATTAATAAAATGAATCCGTTTTTGACATTGAATTATATTATATATGCAGGATGAATAAATGAGTTATAGAATTAATAGAACTGATGGCGAGTTACTAATTGATTTGACGGATGGCGTCATTGATAAGTCTGTAACGGATCTTACACTAATTGGTAAAAATTATAAAGGGTTTGGTGAATGGCTCAATGAAAACTTTATCAAACTACTTGAAAATTTTGCTTCTACATCGCAACCACCCAATCCTCTGACTGGACAGTTATGGTATGATAAACAAGATCAAAGACTAAAGATTTTTAATGGAACTTATTTTCGATCAGCAACAGGAACTATAGTCAATAGTTCTCAGCCTACAAACTTAGTAGCTGGTGATATATGGATTGACAACGCAAATAATAGATTATATTTATATGATGGTGTAGATTTAACATTAGTAGGTCCTACTTATGATGTAGGACAAGGGCGTACAGGTTTTGAAGCTGATACACAAATAGATATTAATAATACAGCACATACCATTATGAAAATGTTTATAGGTGGTAAGTTGGCTGGAATATTAGCAACAGAGGAATTTTGGATACCATATACTCACATTATTCCTACTTTAGATCCAGACCCAGAAGATACTTTTAAACCACCACGACAGAGACTCAAAAAAGGTTTCAATATTGTGGACAAGGAAGCAGAATCTGGTGTTGATGGGTTTTGGTGGCGGGGAACTTCGGATCAAACCAAGGCGTTACTTGATGATTACGGTAATAGAAAAGAGTCTAAGCATTTTTTGCCAACAGACGGAGATGCTATTACAACAGGTTATATATCAATTAAGAACTCTCAAGGATTGATTATTGGTGTAGGTGATAGGCCTTATATACAAACAAAAATATTTGGTAATACTGTTTACACAGATAATTTAGAAGTTGATGCGAATTATAGCTTAAGAGTAAAAAATGCTCAATTTAAAAATAGTAACATTGAGGCATTTAGAGTTGATGCCTCAGACTATAAGATAACAATGTTTGCTGATTTGCCTATTACATATCAGCCTTTAACTAATCGATATGATTTTAGCTTATTAAGTGCTCGCCCAAAATTAGAGTTTTGGGGAGATGCATTTTTAGCAGGAAACCAACACTTTGCTGGAAATGTTAGCATTCAAGGTGACTTAGATGTAGCAGGTACAACAGTATATGTCAATACTGAAAATTTATATATACAAGATAAGAATATTGAGTTAGCTATTGATTCTGATGGCAACATAGTAAATGATGCTTTTGTAGATGAAGGCGGATTTATTCTAAAAAGTCTTGATGGTGATAAACATTTTGTATGGGATGTTACATATAAAACATGGGAGTCTAATCAACATATAAATCTTGTAGCTGGACCTAGTATTACCGATCCGTCTTTTATGATAGACGGTGTACCAATTTTATCAGCTACTTCTTTAGCACCATCCGTAACAGTAGCACCAGGTATGACTCAACTGGGAACATTGACTGATTTGACAGTTGATAATGTTTTTATAAATGAAAACAAAATAGAAACTGTAGGAAGTGGTGTATATGGGCTTACAATAGATCCAAAAGGTGATATTAGTGTAACATCACAGAAGATAGTGGATCTTGGAGATCCAATTAATAACAAGGATGCTGCCCATAAACAGTTTGTAGAAGAAACTATAGCAAGCCAAGGTGTTGTATTAGCATTTGACATTAATGGTTTGATGGTAGGTAACGATCCTCGAACAGCACCGTATAATGCTGGCACAATTGAGAATGTGAGAATAATAGCAGAGCAGATGAGATCAGCTACATTAGTATTACCAGGAACAGTACTAAAGGTATTAGCAACATCTATCAAAGAGATATCAGCTACAATTCCTGTAACAATTGGTTATGGTAATGATACCACAATACAGTTATCCAAAGTAACAGTAAGAAACTTTGATAATACTGGAACGGTTAATGTTATTGAAGACATTGCGGCTAATAGTACAAGCGATGGCGTTAGTGCGGATATTAGTTTTGAGGTTGAACGGTTTATTTATAAATTTGAAAGTGATGGGTTTAACTGGATTAATCCTGAAGTGGAACAGTTAGTTATCTAATTTAGGGTAAATACAATATAATAGTTAGGGGTAATACAGAATGGCGTATATTATTAATACATATAATACTGCTCAACTTACAGTAGTTGAAGATGGAACTATTGATCAAACTACTGATTTGAAGCTGGTAGGTAAAAATTATGCAGGTTATGGCGAGATACAAAATGAAAACTTTGTATTCTTGCTTGAGAACTTTGCTGGAAATAATGAGCCACCTAAAGCCTTACAAGGACAACTTTGGTTTGATGCAGCTAACCTAAAGTTGAAATTTTGGGATGGCAGTAAGTGGCGTTTAGCAGGAGGTTCTGAAGTATCTGAAGTCCCCCCGGCTGGTTTATCAGAAGGTGATTTTTGGTGGGATGATAAAAATGATCAACTCTACTGTTGGAATGGTGATGAATACATTTTAGTAGGACCACAAGGGGTTGGTGATAGTATTACAAGATTCCAAAGCCGTTCTATCCGAGATACGGCAGGTGTTTCTCGTCCAGTTATTTGCTCTGTAGTAGATGATGAAGTAATTCACATTATTAGTGGTGTTGATTTTACTATTGGGCCTGAGGATGCACCAAAATATCCAGCTTTTGATGTAATTCACTCAGGACTTACATTAAAAAATACAGTTCACTCAACAGCAGGACAAACATCTACACATCATAGATGGTGGGGAACTGCTACAAACGCAGATAGATTAGGCGGCTACACTCCAGATCAGTTTGTACAAAAGACAGGGGCTACTTTCCCAAATATGGTAGGCTTTGGCGATGAAGGTGTTGCTATTGGTGATAGTAATGATTTACGATTGAAAATTATTAACGGAGATCAAGCACTTATTGCTAATGAGCAAGGCACAAATATGTATTTTCAAGTTAGAGATGTAAGTGGTAACTTGAGAATGCCAGTTAGACTAGTTGATAATGCAATTCTTCCAGGATATGAAGTATTGTTTAGTCCAGGCTCATTGAGTGCTTCGTTTGCTTCCGCGGTAGGAAGATCAGTAGATGTTGGAAGTATATCATTTCCATTCCAAAATATGTTTGCTACATCCTTTAAAGGAAATGCCGACACTGCATCTAAATTAGCAGTTGGAGCAACATATCATGAAGCATCGGCTACAGCACAAGCTAATACAATCGCAGCAAGAAATGCGACAGGAGATTTAGTAGCAAATATTTTCCATGGCATAGCAACCTCAGCTAGGTTTGCTGACTTGGCAGAGAAATATGAAGCAGATCAAGATTATGAGCCAGGCACTGTATTAGTATATGGTGGGTCAAAAGAAGTAACAATGAGTACTCGAAAAAATGACAACAATGTTATTGGAGTTGTATCAACTAACCCAGCACATTTGATGAACGATGACATTAATGGTGTTGCTGTAGCATTGCGTGGTAGAGTTCCTTGTAAAGTAGTTGGTCCAGTGAAAAAAGGAGATTTTATTATTACATCTGATCGTCCAGGAGTTGGCAAAGCATTCAGTTTTCAAGATACTGGATCAGTCAAACCAGATTTTTATTCTATTATTGGTAGAAGTTTAGAAGATAATAGTTCAGAAGATGTAAGGTTAGTGGAAATAGTAGTATAAATAAAGCAAAGGATTAAAAATGCCAATTAACTATAAAGCTAGTGGTGCTACCATTTATGCCGAAGACTATAATAGACTTCAAACCAAAGTTGCTGCTATACTTGGACAAGGTGGAGGTATTCACGGTGCAGATTATGGTTACGGACAAACTATAAAAAGTTCGCAAGTATCAGCAGTTAATGATTTAGTAACTGTAGAGCAAATGAATAATTTGCGACAAGATATAATGACTTGCTGGTTTCATCAAACATCTGACGCATTTCCATTGTTATCAGTAGCCTCAACAGATATTATCACAGCTGGTGCAGGGACTACATCAGCAATAATATCAGAAGCAGTCAATAAAACTTATAATGATTATACTTGGGTAGTAAATAAAATTGATATTGAACGATTATCAGCTACCCCAGGTTCTATGAATTTAGTAAATGATAAAGCATCGATGTCATTTTCTAATTGGAATTCATATAGAGTGCATGAAGTAGTTGTAACTTTTATAGATTCTAACCATAAAAGATATTTTTTCAATAGTGGCGGAGAAATTAGACTCCAATCACAGCATGTTGGATCTTTCCTGTCGACATCTAAACCATATGTATGGCAGGAATTATTATCGTCAGCAGGAGTAACTAAATTTGGTTATGATGATTATATATCATCAACTTCGGCGCCATCTGTATTATTGTTAAAAAATCCAAATGCTTCTGCTGTATATGCTGAAAATTATTATAAGATATATTCTAGTGCCCCTTCAGCAAGCACATTATTATTTAAAATTGTTTTTAATGATGTTGATACTGGTGACAGACCAGCTAACTCAGGACCACCACCGTACGGTGCGTTAGTAGATGAAAATGTTACAGGAACAACCAAGAGCACGTTATCAATATATTACCCGTCTATGACTTATGTTGATCCAAGAGCAACAGCAAATAGTTATACTGGTGTAACGCTTACAGTACCAAACACAACATCTAGACAAGGAACTTCTATTTAAGAGACTAATATGCCAATATCAAGTAGAAACACTAGCCAAACTTTATCAGCAACACATTACAATGAGTTAAGGAATAAAATTGTATCAATTTTAGGAACTGGTTCAGGTAACTATGGTTATGGACAAGGAACTTCCAGTTCTACAGTTGCTGCAGGAGCAAGCGGTGGGCATGTATCAGCATCACAAATGTCGCAACTAAGAGCAGACATTTATAAATGTTGGTTACATCAAACGGGATCAACTTTTAGCTTACAAGTGCCAACAGGAGGTTCTGATGTATATAGAGCAGGAAGTTCAGGAGATAGTGATTACCAAAAGACGCATAATGCTTATATAGCAGCAATCAATTCTTGTGAGTCTAATAGGTTAACAGCCAATCCAACACAAATGACGTTAGTTACAGGATTATCAGGAAAATCAATAGGCTCTGGATGGAATGATTCTAGAAGTATTACACATACTGTAACATTTTCAAATTCAAATCATAGGCGATGGTTCTTCAATGCAGGCGGGTATATAAGATATTCCATTGGAATGTCATATTCAGGAGGTCAATCAAAGACTCGTGATTGGGTGAATATATGTTCAAGATTTAATGGTTATACTTATGCTTACTCCAGTTGGAATAATGGATCAGGAACAGGAACTGTTGCTATTTATAGAGGTGGCTCTGCTAGTTCTGCATATAATGATAATTACGCAACTATGGTAGTGAGTTACCCAAATTCAAATAGTATAAGGTTTGTGCAAAATTTTGTAGATGCTGATGTTGGAAGACGATCTGGAAATCCATATTGGAGATCTGCGTATGACGAAACAGTATTAGGCACA